GCCATCGTCAACAGGCTCATAATTTGTAGAGCCATCGAACCACGATGGTCGGTTGAGCATCACGTGCCGCTGTGGATAAGCGGGCAACGTGACCTCAGTTTGGTTGTTCTTAGCCGGCCAACCCTGAATGGTTGTGGCAGTGAGAGCAGCCAGTTCACGAGTGTTATTGTTCGTGAACGCAGATTGCACGACGGGTGCTTCAATTGAATCACCAGCAACGTCTCTATTGGGCCAATAGAACGCTCGGACTGTGTCGTGCTCAGTCCTCATAACGGCCTTGATGCGCCTCGACCCGGTCCTGAAAATGAACCAGGGAGCGAAAAAGGAATAATAATCACCAAACATCAAAGTGTTGGCAGATCCACCCGTCTTCTCAATACACTGAGCAAACGGACGAATCGTCAACGATTTTGAGTTGATGGTGTCCTCATATGTACCAAAGGTCGCCGTAGTGAAAAATAATTTTGTGACCCGCTTCATGAGTTGAAGAATACTCAGGATCGACTCACCTGTGCACGCCTCTGCAGCCACAATGTCCGATCTGGAAATCGTCATCGCACCAGACGACTCAACATCGTCACATGGTCCATTACTGTGGTACGGGAGGGAAGACTGCTGGCGAATGGACACATCCCCATGGTAATAAGTTGGAGAGTGGTCGAAATATACACAAAGATACAGCTTAGCCCCCGATTGCAAAATGACGTCGGACCCATTGACAGAGTTGCTGTCGGATGAATTCTCAGTGACATCGCTAGAGTCTCCAAAAGATCCACCCAGCGAAAGCATTGCGACGGGCAGGACAGATGTATCATCAGAGTACGTCCAGTTACCCGAAACAGACAAATTGGGTGTAGATGCACCGGAAGGCACCATAAACACACCCGCAACACCCCTTGCCCGTGATCCCTCTCGCCAAAATGAGGCAGACAGACTTATGGGTGCAACTCGAACAGCGGTTGCAGTGTTGTTGTGATAGAGCTCGGTCGCTTGGGTCGTGCCACTGAATGTAGCTGACACATGACTGCCCCAGTAGGGCAAGACGGAATTGGCATAGTACGGAAGGGCGGAAGTGGTTCTAGGCACGCCCATGATGAGCCACTGAAGATCTGTGGTTGGCTGTTGCTCACCCGCAAAGTATATGGACCAGCCATCTGGAAGGATGAAATCACCGGATTCACCAGTGACAACAAAGTTCTCCTGTGTGGTGCTCGTGCCATGCTTGCCCTTAAAGAGAAGAAGCGGCACGGTAGTGTTGTCAAAGTTGACATCATTCGCACCCCACCACAGCGTGTAATTTGAATCCAATGCGGGCGCGGCATAGACAGAAACGCCAGTAAAGGTCGTTTGCGTATCATTTGTGAGCCTTGTCATGAGACGCCACTGTATAGGTGGCACTCTCTCTGACGTGCCAGAGGAATTCGTGTACAATGCGACTTCAAGATCGGCAGCACTAGTGACGACATGACTCTGTGCACAGCCGTTCCAACCATTAGACCAATATGGCAACCCCATCGTCGCAGCAGTATTGGTGTTCTTTTGATCGGTCATTGGACGAGGGACAGCAAACTCAAGGCCTTCGAACCCATACTCAATCAAAATGTCGATGTCAGGTGACACCGTGTCAGGGGCCCTGAGCTTGAGGACAACGTCGAGACCGAACGTCCCGCAATTCTCACCAATGACACCTTCAGTGGTCCCACCCAATGAATTAGGGGCAGGTGTACGGAGCCACTGCTTAGCAGCGACAAATGGAAGTTTGAAAGTGTATTCATTGGCCTCGCGAACATCAATAACTTCACGAACGACATATGCTCCCGTAGTGTTGGACGTGCCAGCAACCAAATTGCCCATCGGATTGTATGTAAACACGACGCGACCGCTATGAAACTCAGTCTTGACGAATTTGAGCTTAACGATCATTGATTCACATCTCCAATACTCAAAGAAGAGTGAAAGCATGCCAGCAGGTCCACCATCAAAGATAGCGCCAGAACGTGACAATTGTGCATCAGGGGACATTTTCTCTGTAAGAATGTTCCCTGTGGTTGCAGCGCCCCAATTAATGGACTGAGAGAAGCACATACGGCGCCCAAGTGATCGGATGTTCATATCATCCTCGTCCGTACCAAAGGCACCAGCAGGGAGAGTGACAGAGTTAGACACACTTAGGCCCATGTTAACACCCGCATCCACCCCATCACAATTGGTGAAGGACGGAACCATTTCACCAATCATCTTAGTGGCAGGTTTTTCATCAGTCGGCTTGGAGTAGCCAAAGGCAGATGCAACCCCACCAAGGACACCGAGGGCCCACCCTGCAGGCTTCATAATCG